GGGCAGCGCTATCTCTGCCGCCTCGCGGTTCACTTCCTTCAGGTCGTCCATGTCCGCGCCGGCCTTGCGCATCGTCTGCACGAAGCGTCTCTGGCCGACGACCATCAGCGCCTTGTCAGCCATCACGCACCCGAGTAGGCCGCGTGGGCGACGTTCGTGACGGCGAAACTCAGATCGTTCGTGTTCTTGGACTTGACGTCGCCGCCGATGGCGATTGGCGCGATGGTGACGTTGAAGGTCCACTGGATCTTGCCGTCCGTGTTCGGTACGAACTGGGCCGGCAGCGTCTCGCCCTTGTGATCGAAGAGCCAGACGGCCAGACCGTCCTCGCTGAAGTCGTCGCCCACGGTGCCCTCGAACGTCCACGTGGTCGTGGTGTTCGTTTCCTCGGACCCGTCCAGGTAGGTGGTCGGGTCGTCGCTGCTGTTCGACGGGTTCAGCTGCGCCTTGGTCAGGTCGGCACTGAAATCGCGTCCATTTTCCGTGTCGGTGATTTTGAAGATGCCTGGTCCGAGCGTGCGGATCTTTCCAGCCATGATTGTTTCCTTCCTATTCTGTTTCTTCGATTTCCAAAGCGTTCAATGTGACCTGGTAGGCCGCGAGCGTGCCGGCGCCGGCCAGGCTCCAGCTTGCCGGTGTGGCCTTCTGAAGGTTCAGGCCCTTGTCGGCGAGCCGGTCGAGCGCTGTGAGGATGTCATCGACTGCGGATGGCTGCGTGGCCGGCGTGCCGGCGATGACGTCCAACGTCCAGACCGGTTCTGGCGGGCCCCATGATGGCCATTCCACGGTTGGCGGTTCGATGAACACCGCGACTTTGCCGGCCGCCGGGCGGATCAGTTGGGCGTCGATGCTGACGCTGCTGACCAGTCCATCGAGCATGTCGGTGAGCGTGTTCATCAGCGCGGCGCGTTGTTCCTGGATGTTCATGCGATCACCATGCCCCCGGTGAGCACGCCGGCGGCGCGGAGTTTCGGCCAGACCGAGCGGAGCGGGTCGGTGGAGATCCTGAATGGTTCCACGGTCGAGTCGCCCACGTCCATCACGCCCAGGCGCGCGTCACGCATGTTGAACAGGTCCGCCGCGCAGGAGACGATGCAATCGGCCAGCAAATCGTCATCGACGGCGGTGGTGCCGACCGCGTGCGCGACGTATCGGCGCGCCGCCGCGAGTTTGACCGTGAGCCGTTCGTCCTCTCCGGCCGGCACTCCGACCTCGTCGCGGAGCCGTTGCAGCAGGATGTTGTCAGCGATCATCATGCCGTGGCGAACTTCACCGGAATCAGGCCGTCCGCATGGGTCGTGGCCACCGCCATGTATCCGTAGACGCTGTAGCTGTTGGTCAGGCCGGTCACGTTCCCGTCGGTCAGCTGCGCCGGGCCGCCGGACTCCCAGACGGTCACAGCGGCGGGATCGATGAAACTGGCCAATCCGGCATCGGCGTTCGGCAGCAGCACGACCGGGACGCGCATGAACGTGCCGGCCACGCCGGTCAGGTCGAAACTTCCGATGGTGTCCGACCCGTCGCCGCTGAGGTTGAAGAACCGGTCACCGGTGTCCTTGAGCTTTACCAATGCCTTGAGTACGTCCTTGGAGACCGCGAGGCGTGTCAGCGACACGTTGCGGGCGTCGGCCAGTTCGGACGCGTCGATGATGAGGGACACCCAATCGTCGATGGTCATGTTCGCCAGCTGCGGTGCGTCGATCTTGTTGGCGTCCTTGGACGCGTCGCGCTGAGCCTTGATCTCCGCATACAGATGGTCGCGCACTGCCTTCTCGGTGGCCTTCGCGTAAGCGTTCTGCAACGCGGTGATCGCGGTGTTGAGCATCGGCGTGGTGCTGCGTTCGATGGTCTGGCGGCTCAGGGTGGTGTAGCCGCCGTAGGTGTCGATGCTGGCGGTCTTGGTGCCGAAGCTGATTTTTCCGAAGGAAAGATCGGTGCCTTCCGTCTCCTGTTTGCCGACGGCGCTGGTGTCGGAGGTCACGACATGGTATTCCATGCTCATGCCGGTCGCCGGGAGCGTGTCATGGGCCAGGAGCTGGGAGACTTTGCGGCGTTCCTCAATCAGTTTGAGGTCATCGGCGATCCAGGTGGCGGTGTTGCCGGTGTCCTTGGTTGAGATCAGGTCGCGGCATTCCTTCATCACGGCCATGGCCTGCTCGTCGCCTCGCGCGAGGGCCTGCATGTATTCGCCGTGGCTCCGGTACGCCGCGCCGATGGCAGCCGGCGCCGGTTTCGCGCCCATCTTGCTGATCTCGGCCTTGATGCCGCGCTGTTCCTCCTGCATGGACTGTATCAGGTCCATCAATTCGTTGTTCTCCATGGTTTCCTTTCTTTGTTCCACGGCTGGTGCCGCTGATTTGGTCATTTTCGCGTTCTGGTAGGCCGGCCAGCTCACGATGCTGGTCTCAAGCAGGCGGACCTTGCGGCGGTGGGTGATGCCGTCGCGGTCCTTCTGCGATTCGATCGGGATGAATCCGACCGAGAAGCTGTCGAGCACGCCGTCGCGGATCAGGGTCATGGCGTCGCGGCCGCGTGCCGTGTCGCTGATCCGCGCGGTGATGTGCAGTCCGTCGTCCGTGCTTTCCGCTTTGGTGATGCGGCCGATGGTCTCGCCGTGCTCGAAGCACAGTTTCGCCTCGTCAAGTCCCTCGAACTCGCATTCTCGGTCGAAGGTCTCGGCTCCGTCCCATGTGTCGATGATGTCACCGAACGGCACGGCCACGCCCTCGACGGAGGTTGTGCCCTCGTCGTCGGCGGAGCGGAGCGTCAGGCCCTTCCAAGCGATGGTGCGTTTCTCGATGTTCATTGGTCTTCTTCCTTTCCGAGCGCCGGCAGCCCTTCCTTGCGTCTCACGTCATCGACGGTGAGGAAACCGGCCTCGATGGCTGTCTTGTAGGCCGTGTATCGGTCGCTCATATTCGCACGCTGCGAGCTGTCCCAGTCGAATTTCGCGGTACGGCCGCGCGGCAGCAGACGGTTGAAAATCTCCTCGATCTCGCCGGTGTAGGCGGCCAACGTGTAGTCGGCGAACTCTATCCACGACTGTTCGATGTTGCTGTAGGTGAGGTTCGAGCCATCGACGGCAGCGAGCATGATGCTTGCCGGAATGCCGAGCAGACGGGCGATCTGCGTGGTATCGAACTTTTGAGTCTCAAGAAACTGCAAGTCTGCTGGCTTAAGTGAGAGCGGCACGTATTCCAGGTTCTTGCCGACTACCTTGATGTCGCCGGCCTCGCCCGACGCCTTCCATGATGCCTTTGCCTGCTGCGCGGCTTCCTGTGTGATGTTCTCTGATGTGCGCAGATAGCCCTTGAGGTTCGAGCCGTCCGTGAAGAACTTCGCCTTGTAGTCGCGTGCGAGCTGCGCGGCCTCGATCTCCTCGCGTGCCGCCGAGATGGGGCCGAGGCCGCGCAGTCGGCCGGGCACGTTGAGGAATTTGCTGTGCACGACGTCATCGGCGGTGTAGGCATGGCCGAGATAGGAGAACCGCAGATCGGGGCGTGCCGGGTCGTCGCTTTCGTCGGTGACGGTCACGTATTGCGGCGGCAGCATCTCGCAGGTGACGATCTCGCCTTTCCAATCGCGCACGATGCGCGTGAAGGCGTTGCCGTCGAGCACGAGAGAGGCCACGATATCGGCGATGAAATCACGGCGTGAACGGCTCACGTCCGGCTGCAGCACCATGGGGCTCACGTCCGGCAGGTCACGGCCGCCGCGCTGTTCCACGATCGGCAGGCCGGTGATGGCGGTCTGAAGCACCTGCACGCCACGGAACACGGTTGAGAGTTGCAACGGTTCGGTGGCCGGCCCCCGTTTCGGCGGCTTGATGCCGTCCGGCATGTCCGTGCCGTCCGCGCCGCGCGTGAGCACGCGGCCTGCGAGCCTCATTCGTTTCCAAAGATTCATGACGCCGAGATTATGCGCGGCGGCGCGTCATGGCCAAAAAAACGGTGACATTCAGTGACAAACGGTGACATTCAGTGACACGTCAGAAGATTTGCAACGTGCCGTCAGATGGCAGGTGATGCGCTCCCCACGCCGCCAACATGCATGATTCGATCGGCGAGGTCAGCCCGGTGCTGCCACGCCGTGTGACGCGCCATGCGTCGCCGCTCCATGTCCTCGCGCAGTTGGCCGCGCTTGCGTCGAGCTCGGTATCGGCGGCATGGCGAATCAGCCGGTTCCGCAGACCGCTGACGAATGCCTGGCCGACCGCGAGGTAGTCGGATGATTGCATGGCGATCAGTTCGATAAGCGGATCGCCGGCTTCGTCGGTCATGGACGCGAGCTGGTCGTGCAGGTCGGCGTTTGGTCCCTTGCAGTCCATGACCAGGGGAGCGTGGTAGGTGTCGCAGATTCTCGTGATCTCGGCGGGTGCCATGCCGGTGCCGTCCAGGACTTCAAGCAATTGCACGGTCACGGTGCCGTCCGTGTTGACGATCGCGGCGGAGACTGACGTGTTCGTGGCGTCCACGTCCACGGCGGCGGCTATCACCACGGGTCGGCCGTCGATCCGATCCGGCGTGACCGGCGTGGCCAACGTGGATTGCCACAGCTGGTCGGGGATGATGCGTTCGGCCACGCCGGTGTCGCGCCGGTTGCCGAAGGCGCGCGCCCAGCCGGCCTCGTTGCCGGCGAACTGTTCGCGGAAGTCGCGCAATTGGCGGATGTCCCAGAGCAGGCCGGCGGCGGGATGCCATTTCAGGATCGTCTGGAAGTCCTCGGGGTCGGCGTCGTCGGGGATACCGAAATCGAACCAGCATGTGCGTGTGGGCACGTTTCCGGCACGGAAGGAGTCGAGCAGGCCGTTGAGGAACGTAGAATCTGCGGTGCCTTCGGTCGAGGTTATCCAGATCTGGGGCTGGACGCCAGTGAAGTGCAGTCTCGTGTTCATGGTCGGGGCCATGCCGTCGAGGATCAGCTTGCCGGTCTCGTCGTCCAAGCTGAATGCCTCGTCGATTGTGAACTTGTCCATCTGCGTGCCATGGCCGGCCACCTTGGTCACGGCCAATGGGCAGATGAAGCTGCCGTTCCGGAAACGTTGTTCCATTCCGCCGTTCGAGAGTCGAGGACGGAGCGCGAACGGGGCAAGCGTGGATTTCGAGAGCTGCTGCACGAAGTCCTTGAAATGCTTCTCGGCGTCCTTGCCGGTCTGCGCGAGGTAATAGATCTTCCGGTCTGGGCCGAGCAGAGCGTTGCGCGTGTCCTCGGTATCGATCAGCGTGCTCTTGCCGCACTGGCGCGGCGTGGAAAGCACCACACGGTCGTAATAGTACGTTCCGGTGGCCGGGTCGATTTCCCCGGCCACGTCGGCCACGTAGCGTTGCCATGGCAGCAGCGGTTTGCCGAGCATCTCGGCCGTCCTGGCCACGATCGCGCCGTCTGTCGGCCGTGATTCGTCGCGTTTCGTGCCGCCGCGCATGAGCATGGTCACAGTCCGGCCTTCGCGTCGGCGATGAAGTCGGCCAGCGTCGGGTCGAGCTGCGGCTGGTCCGGATACATCGACTTGAGTTCCTGGAACCATGTGAGCAGCGAGGTCATGTTACGGCTGATCTCGCGTCCCTTGCTGTTCTGGATGTCGATGTTCCTGGCGATCGAGAGCATCGACTTGCAGATGTAGGTGGCTTCCGGCGTCAACGTCTTGCCATCCACGAAGCTTTTGATGAGATTCAGGGTCGCCTGCTCCTGAAGGCCGATGATGCCGTAGGGATGCGTGTATTCCTCGAAACCTTCCAATATTCCTTGGTTCATGATGTGTTTTCCTTGGTTTTCCAACGTTTTCATGCTTTTTTGCATGGTTCTGGGGGGAGAAAAGACTTGGCGCGGGGTCTTCGGGCGGTCGACTGTTTAAAAAACCGCTACCAGCGTGGCCGAGCCGTGTCGTCGCCGTGCCTCAGGCCGAGAGCGGCGAGCCTTTGCCGTCTCGCGGCCATGCGGGCATCCACCGCCTGCTGCGTGAGGTGCAGCGAGTACCATTGCTGCGCCGTCCGATACTCCTGGTGCGAGAGGTCGAGCGCGAACGTTTCGGATGCCGGCGTCTCGATGACATGCACATCGTAGTCCAGTGCTATCCATTCCGATAGCATGTCGGGATGGCGGCGGGAGCGTGGCAGTGTGCGCACCAGCCACACATCCAACGGCTCGGAGCTTTTGGCCAATGTGCGTGCCGCACCGTCCCATGCCATCGCGGCGGCGAGGCGGAGCCCATCGCTTGCTTTGGATTGCGTCGGGCACAGGTCGCGCAGCAGGCTGTCGAAGCTGACCACGATGCTGTCACGGCGGAGCATGGACTGCATGGCCATGCCGAAGTCGGCTCGTGGCGGTCCGATGACGACATGCATCGTCGCGCCGTATCCTGACAGCACGCGGTCCTGGCGCATCGCGTTGCAGTGCTTGCAGGCGCGGCGCAGGTTCGCCACGGTGTCCTTTCCGCCATGGCTGAACGGGATGATGTGGTCATCCTCCGTCGCCGTGATGGAGCAGCCGGGCATGCCGAGCCAGCAGCAGTTGCCCCATGTCGCGATGACCTTCGATCTGATGCGCGGGTCTACCGTTTGCCTTCTCATGCCTTCTTGCCTTTCTCTCGTTGGATGAGTATCCAACAGTTCACGTCCTGTTCCGCGTATCGGATGGCGTTGCCGATACGGATGGGCGGAGGGCCGATGATCGGGACCGACTGCCGCCACCGGATCAGCGTGCGCTGACTGACGCCCAACCGTTCAGACGCCTCAGCAGTGCTCAACATCCTGATGCACGTCACGATCTCGCCTTCTCCCTGAGCAGAAGCGCGATCTGTTCCAGTTTCGCGGCGAGCAGCGGCCAGTCGGCCTTCGAGATGTCGTGCCAGATCATGCTCGGCCCGTCCGGGTTGATGATGCTCTGGCCTATCTCCACGTCGCCGGGCTGTGGCCGGTCGTGGTCCTCGACGGCGAGCGATATGCGGATCTGCGGTTTCAAAACAGCTGCTCCTCTTTATAGATGGCTTGCGGTTTGCGGTTCGGGTGGTATGGCGTGTACGTCGTGGCCCATTTGCGAAAGCTGCGGCAGTCGATGCGCCATTCTCCGGCCTTGTATGCCGGCAAGCCTTTCTCACGAAGACTGAGCAGGGTGGGCACGTTCGGCTCGTTGAGCGCCCGGCAGACCTGGAACAGTTCGATGTCGGTGCGCCGGTTGTTCGCCGCGATCCGATCAACCTTGTCGGCGAAGCCCTGCATGAGCATCCTGCGTGATTCGTCCGGATAGTGCAGCACCTCGTGCAGAGATGGTTCAATCCTCGATGACATAGGCCCACATCCCGCACCATTTGGCCAGCGTCCTCAGCAGCGACTCGGAGTCGTACATCTTGCCGGCGGTGGGTGAGCGGTAGACGGGACTCGGCACGCCCTTGGAACCATAGGCCAGCTTCAACGCCGCCTGCAACTGGTTGTCGTTCAATCCGGACGCCTGCATCAACGACTGCCTGGAAGTGTTGGCCTTGCACCTGACGTTCGAGCCAATCATCGGGAGAGCCAACCTCATCTGCGTCCTGAGTTTGTCGGGGAATGTTGCCTTGCTCAATCTCAATCCTTTCTGTAGCTTTCGGTTGGTGAGCGCTTGAGAGGTCAAGACCTAGAATCTGCTGATGGAAACGCTCGGCCGAGATTCCCCGGCCGGGCCGTCAACAGATTCCAAAGGTCTCGCACAACGTTTCGGTCGGAGCCGCGCCGTCGATAACAAGAGCGGCCGAAGCCGCCGGGAATGGTCCCCAATCAGGCCACGGCCGAAGCCGTCTATGGTCGCCCGATTCCGCCTTAATCGACGGCCTGAAATGGTCGGGAGCTAAATTTCGTCTCGCAAATGGCGCGATAGCCACGCGCCTGGCGTTACCGGTCGCTAACCCGGCTCAGCGGTGGCAGGGGTACGCCATACGCCCCATATGCCGTTAAGTTTTGTCAGTCGTCGTCGGTGAGGAAATCACCCAGACGGACGATCGCGAGCACCAGCCCCAACATGAACAACACGAAGGGGCTGAGCAGAACCAGAAGAACGATCTTGATGAAACGCTTCACGTCAATCCTCGTTGAAGCATCGGTTGATCTGTTTCTCAAGATCGTCAAGCTCGTAGCCGTTGAACGGGACGCGCACGGTGATGCCTTCTTCCGTCTCAACGATCAGCTCGAAGAAGCAATGCTGCTTGCCATCCACTCGCTTGACTGTGACGCTCATTCCTGGGCTCCTTCCCATTCACGGCGGGCACACCTAGCGTGCGTCATCGCCTTGTTGATCGCGCCCTTCATCGTCTGAAGGTCGCCCATGTCCAAGCCATCGAAATCGAACGATCGTTCGCCCACCTTGATGCGGCAGGCGAAGCCGTAGGGATTGCCGCCGGTGCATTCCGACGGGTCGATGTCCTGCACCTGGAAGTAATTGCTGGTGCATTCCGGATTGAAAACGCTCATTTCACTGCTCCTTGATTCATGGATTTAGGCTCCTTCCTCCGCAGCGATAGGCTTGTAATCGCACAAACCAAACCTTTCAAACAACGAAGGAAGGAAGAACAATGAGTGACGAAACCACGTTCGATTTCGCCCTTTACCTGGGAACGACCACGCCGCTTACCATCACCGGCGCGACGGCCTCCACGGTCAGTGAACTCTCCGAACGTCTGAAGTCCGGCACCAGCTTCATCCAGACCGTCAGGTTTCCCGACATGAGCATCCACGCCATCACCATCAACCCCAAGGCCGTTCCGTGGTGGCAGATCGACGCTGGCGACGTCGTGCTTCCCATGCAGATCTTCTAACGCCGCTGGATCGTCGAGCGTGGCCATGACACCACGCTTGACAATCGCGGCCTGCTCTGACGTCAACGCCTGATTATGGATGTACACGGCGCGCGCATTAAGGACGATGCAGCCCTCGCCGACAATCCTCACCGATTCAGCCGATACGACGGCAACAGCACCCGAAGCGTCATGAATCAGCATCACTTCACCCCCAATGGCTCGCGGCCAAGCACGAGATCAGTGGAAACGTCGAAAAAGTCGGCTATGCGCGACACATCACGCAACGTGAAATTTGAGCGGCCATGGAATTTGTCGCTGATGGCCTGCTCGGAGACGCCTAGCTCATGCGCCAGATCGCGCTGTGTGACGTGATTGTCTCTCATGAGTTTTCTTATCTGACTAATCATTTAAAAACTTTCAGACTAAAGATTTGATGAAGTTCTAGACCAAAGATTAACCATATGACGTAGCCAACACGCCGAGTACTACGCTAAAACCGTAGTAAAATGAATTTCATGACAATGCTAGATATTCAGCCGAGCGCGAGATTGCGCAGGCAGGACGTTGTTGCGATGAATACGAACATGATCTTGTCCAACAGCGGTTTAATGAAGAAGGACCTTGCTAAGGCAATGGGGCTCTCGCCGCAATCGATGGCGTCGAGGCTTCAGAGCAAGGCCGATTGGACCATTGACGAAACTTGCGCGGCGGCCGATTTCTTCGGCGTCCCGTTGATGGCTTTGCTGGATGAGAACTTAACGCCAGCAAAAGCCATGGAATATATAAAAAACCGCCGTTCCGATAATGGGAACGGCGGTCAATTGGTAGCGGGGCATGGATTTGAACCATGGACCTCTGGGTTATGAGCCCAGCGAGCTACCGAGCTGCTCCACCCCGCGTCGGCTTGTCTTTAAGACAGCTCTATTAACTTTACGATTACTTCCAAATATGTCAAATCGGCGTGTCGCATCAGTCCGGCCATGCAAAACCGCGTTGCAAATAGCGCGTTATTCATTTTTCCTATAACGGTTTCGGCTGATCGTGGGGGCAGGGAAGTGCGCCATATCCGAGCCCGCACCATAATAGAAGCATGCCTATCAAGATCCCCAGCGGCCTTCCGGCCAGAGACATTCTCGACTCCGAGCGTATTTTCGCGCTTGAAAAGCCTGAAGCGGAGCGCCAGCGCGTGCGTCCGCTCAAGCTGGTGATCTTAAATCTCATGCCGAAGAAAATCGAGACGGAAACGCAGCTGCTGCGTTTGATCTCGAAAAGTCCGCTGCAGGTGGAGATCGATTTCATGAAGACCTCCACGCACGAGGGTACGCATGTGAGCGCCGACCATCTGGTGAAGTTCTATGAGACCATTGAGGCGTTCCAAGACAACTATTACGACGGCTTCGTGGTGACGGGTGCCCCTGTTGAGCATCTTGATTTCGAACAGGTCGATTATTGGGATGAGTTCAAGCAGATTCTTGACTGGGCTTCCGCGCATGTGTTCTCCACTATGTATTTGTGCTGGGGCGCGATGGGTGCGCTCAATTATCGCTATAACGTGCGTAAAGAGAATTTGCCAGAGAAGATTTTTGGCGTGTTTCCGCAGTATTTGCAGGATGAATACTGCTTTTTGACGAACGGCTTCGATGAGATTTGCCTGCAGCCGCATTCTCGCCTTGCGGGGGTGGACGAGGGTGATATCGCGCGCAATCCGGAGTTGCAGGTGCTCACGTGGGGTCCGAAGTCCGGTCCTGGGCTGATCGCCACCCGTGATTTTTCGGAAGTGTTCGCGCTTGGCCATTGGGAGTACGGCAAGTACACCTTGGCCGAGGAGTATGAGCGTGATATGAAGAAGGGCATGACGAATGTGCCGTTCCCCGAAAACTATTTCCCGCATGATGATCCGCAGTTGGAGCCGGTGTTCGCGTGGCGCGCCCATGCCAATCTCCTGTGGCGCAATTGGCTGAATTGGGTGTATCAGACCACGCCATACGATTTGAGCGAGGTTCCGCAGCTTCGTGCGCAGAAGCGTCTTGGCACGGATCGTTCGATTCGTCATCAGCCGGGTTCGCCGCGTGTCGACGCGTTTGCGCCGTTCGTGCGTGACGGTTATGGCGTGATTCACGATTGA